CGAGGCCCTCGCCGCCCGCCATCTGCAGGCCCACGCCAGCCGGAAGCGATCGGGCCGCAACGATGAGATCCTCTGGCGGCGGCACCTGCTGCCGGCGTTCGGCCGGCTCAAGGTGGCGGCCCTGACGCGCGAGCGGATCCGCGAGTGGCATGCGGCCCACCCGCAGCCGGCGACCGCCAACCGGGCCCTGGAGGTGCTCGGCGTGGCGATGGGGCTGGCAGAAGACTGGGGCTGGCGGCCGGCGGGCAGCAATCCGGCCCGCGGCGTCAAGGCGCACCCAGAGCGGCAGCGCCGCCGCTATGCCAGCGCCGATGAGCTGGCCCGGTTGCGCGAGGTGATGCAGCGATGGGAAGCGGCGGGGCCGCTGGCGATCCGGTGGCGGTTCATCCAGCTGGTGCGCCTGCTGCTGCTCACCGGGGCCCGGCTACGAGAGGTGATGAACGCCGAATGGACTGAGGTCGACTGGCAGCGGGCCGTGCTGCGGGTGCCGGCCGAGCGCGGCAAGACCGGGGCCAGCGAGGTGCGGCTGAGCGATCGAGCGCTGGCGGTGCTGCGTGGGCTGGAGGCCGCGGCCGGCGGGAGCCGGTGGGTGGTGCCGGGGGAGAGCGGCGAGCGGCCGCTGGTGGGCTACCGGCGGATGTGGCTGGCGCTGCTCGAGGACGCGGGCGTGGCCGATCTGCGGGTGCACGACCTGCGGCACACGTTCGCCAGCTACAGCCTCAGCGGCGGCCAGTCGCTGGGCGTGGTGGGCCAGCTGCTGGGGCACCGGAGCACGCAGACCACCAGCCGCTACGCCCACCTGGTCGATGACGCGGCGCGGGCGGCGGTGGAGCGGGTGAGTGACGACCTGGGGGTGTAGCGCCACGGCACACTTATCACCCACATCGCTTGCGCTGCAGGCGATGTCTTATTGCAAACGCCTGAGAACGGCCGATTGTAAACGAATGTAACGCGGGTCAGTGTGACACCTGTGGAAACTGAGTTTTTCACAGGTTCGCGCGGATACATTCCGCCAGATCCCTTGCGCCGCAATGTATTTCAACGGCAGTAGCTGTGTACTATCTGCCGCTGTTTGGTATCAAAGCGCTACTAATTCTGCCGCGCCTTGTGCCAGTTGAAGCTGAACCCGTGTGCAGGGAGTGTGCCAGTTTCTGCTTATAGTGACACTTATTGATTGTCACACTGCCGGCCAGATCGACTGCGCCGCAATGGATCTGGCCAGTTGTGGTACGCCTGTATCAAGCGCCGCAGTGCGCTACGCGGTGACGATCCGACGCACAGTGGAGGGGTCCCACGCACCACACCCCATGGGCGTCATCGCCGACACGCTCCGCGCCACGCTTCGCGATCTCGCGGAGTCAGACGCGCGGCTCTACCGCGGGCTCGCCACCGAGCTGGCCGCACCGGCCGCCCGGCCGGCGCTCCCCGCGGACGAGATCGCGGCCGCCATCGCGCTGCTCGAGGCGCACGGCTACACGGTCACCCGCGGGTGACCGCACCACCGGGGCCCTGCGGGGCCCCTTCACTGATCCCCACACCGGCCACACGGCACCGCCATGGAACACACCACCCCCGCCACCGACACCGACGCCCTGCTGGCCGAGGTGGACGCCCTGCTGGAGCAGGCGGACGCCACCGCCGCTCGGGTGGACGCCCTGCTGGACGGGTGGGCGCCACTGCCGGCCACCACGCCAGCGCCACTGCCGGCCACCACGCCAGCGCTGCGGCGGCTCCAGCGCACTGCCCGGCACGCAGCCCGGCTGTCGGCCCTGGTGGAGCGCCAGCAGGCCGCCCTGGCCGCCCAACTGGACGCCATGGAGCAGGACGCGTGAGCGCCGCCCGCGTGCCCCTGCAAGGCGCCTCAACGCCGTGCCCCGTGTCTCACACCGTCACGGCGCATAACGCGCCTCACAGGCGCTCCTGTGCGCCACTCCGTCACATCACCCAACCACGCCATGACTGACTACGACATGCACGACCTGATGCGCGAGCAGATGACCGCCATCTACGTCGACCTCACCGCCCTGGGCCTCATGCCCGAGCAGTACGACCAACGACTCACGCAGGCACTTCAGCTGCTGCGCGACGCTCGCGCGCTGCTGGATGAGTGCCGTGGCTGACTCCAGCGCCGGCCGCACACGCCGCTACCGCGCGCGCTTGCGCGGGTTGCCTGACCCCGACGCGCCCCAGCCGTGCCCCGACTGTGGGCGCCTGGTGCGCTCGCTGCTCACCCGTCCGCTGTGCTCCCGCTGCTGGCGTCGCACGCCGGCTGGCCGCGAGCGCAACCGGCAGCGGATGGCCGCCGCCAGGGCCAGCAGGCGGCAGTAGTCTGAAGCCGACAGAGCCCAGTCCCCTGCACGCACGGCTGGGCCATCAACAACACCCCCTAGGCCTCTGCTCAGCACGCCCAAACCTGGGGGTCACTCATTGTTAAGGATTGCGACATGCCGCCTGTGTGATGCAGGCCATGCCCGTATCTTGGGCTCATCGGCAGGCCGAGCGCGCCGCCGATCACCCACATCGCCCGGCACTGGCCGGTTCACCCCATGTCCATCACCTGCATCGCTGCTTGGGCCGTCGCCCTGCTGCTGCTGCCCCTGCTGATCCTGGCCTGGGCCAGTGAGAGCCGCGAGCAGCGCGCACGCCGCTGGCGCGCCGCCGGCATGAGCCAGCAGCGCATCGCCGATCGCCTCGGCTGCAGTCGCACCACCGTCCGCCGCATGCTGGCCGCTTAGGCGGCCGGCCACAGCTCCCGCGGATCCTTGCCCGTCGCCATCATCCGGCTGAGCCGCTCAGCACGGCCGCCGACCTGCTTCGCCCACTTCGAGTCGAGCATCATCGTCGCGGCCTGCTGGTACTGCCCGGCCTCGATCGCGCCCAGCGTCCGCTTGAACGCCAGCAGCCCGACGATGCCCAGGTTGAAGGCCATGTCCACCAGCACCCGTGCGCGCACCTCATCGAGGCGCGCCACCCAGGGCAGCGCGCGCTGAATCTCGCGCTCCATGTCGGCGATGTCGTTCGCCAGCAGGATGGCGGACTCCTCGCGGGTGATGCCGCGGTCCTCCAGGTTGCGGCCCACGCCGATCGTCAGCCGACCGGCGGTGCAGCGGTAGGGCTTGAGGCGCTCGCCTTCATGGAGGCGGAGCTGCCTCACCATCGCGTCGCGGTCGATCACGATCAGCGGCCGGGCTGGTAGGGAAACGCGCGGCGGGCGGCAGCGACCGCCAGCTGCAGCAGGCTGTTGCTGCGCAGGCGGCTCATGCCGATCAGCTCGCTGGCGACGAACAGGGCCAGGCCCAGGTATTCGGTGGTGTGTCCTTCCATCAGATGCTCCATGGGTGCTCTCCAGGCTAGGTGTAGTGCAGGTAGGTGCTGAGGATGTACTTCGGCCCCGACAGCGGCGGCCGGCCGGCGTGCAGCCAGGGCCACAGCGGGGGGAACAGAACGACGGTGCCAGCCGCGGGCTGGATCGCCTGTCCCCAGCCGGGGAACTCCGTCGCGCCGCCCTGGTCCACGTCGTTCAGGTAGACCAACGCCGCGAGGAACCGCCGCGCGCTGGCGTGGTCGCCCACATCGACGTGATCCGGGAACTGCTCGCCGGCCTCGGGCCGGTAGCGCTTGATCCGCAGCTCCTCGAACGCCAGCTCCTCAGGCCACTGTGCCTGGCTGATCTGCAGGTCGCGGCTGTAGCGCTCGAACAGGGGGAGGATCGCCTCGAACGTTTGATCGTGGCCACGCTCCCAGGAGCGGGTGAGGTTCAGCTCGGTGAAGCAGGGCGCGGCCGGGTCATCATCAACGCGAGCGATGTGCTCAGCGTTCAGGGCCTCGAAGCCGGTGATCAACTCGCTGCAGAGCTTGCGGGAAAGCGCGTCAGGGTAAACGCGCACGAGGTCGGAAAGTTCCATCAGTGCTCAGGGCTTCACCAGGATCGCCCAGCCGGTGCCGGGCCCCTCCACCATCCACCGCGGGCCGAGGTTGCGGCGGCTGTAGCGCAGCCTCGCGCCCCAGTTGTTCACGTAGACGCCAGTCATCAGATCGAGCTCACCGAAGGGGTCGTGCACGATCAGGGCGTCGTCGCTGTAGCCAATCGCGCAGATCCAGTGGCCGCCGCCGGTGGGTGCTGTGAC